CGCGTGCTCAGGTGTGAATCCTGCTTTTCTAGCTGCTTTGTAGCACTCATGTAAAGCCATGTAATGCTGATCGATTTTTGATAATGGCTCAGGAGATTGGCGAACAACTCGCTTATTGATCTTTTTCCGTTTATTGGTTTTGCGTGTGTTCGCCATAAATAAAATTATCGCTTACTGATTAAGACAAACAGGTCATCGACACGCTGTTCAAGTCTTGAGATTTGATCCTTCATTGATGAACCTGAGTTTGGCTTGAGTTCTGATAAGTAAGACTTAATAACCCAGCGCAGACCCAGCAACAAACTTGTTGATACGGCGCATACGCCAACGGCGATAGCGACCCAATCGTTTGCCGTCATTTGGCATTGATTCCATAATCAACTTCGCTCCCTGATTTTGGATCTATTGCTTTAGCAATTGGCGCAACTAACGCACCGGCAAGAATGGCAAGTTCTGGTCTGATGTCAGCAACAATCGCCAAGATAACAGTTATGCCTGATGCAGCTACAGCTCTTAAATATGACTTGATTGCTGCCTTGTGTTTGTTGGTCAGTTTCATGCGTTGCCTCCTAGTAGTGGGATGTTAAAGAAATCTGAATTCTTATCTTGATCTTTGTTAAAGCTGATATGAATGTGATGATTGTGTTTATTGATGCCTTTGTATTTTCTCCAACGCCAGCCCAATAATGGTGAAGCAATTTTCTCTTGGTGGATTACATAACTGATGCGCTTAGAGGTTTTCCCATATTGTCGAATTTGATCTGCCAAGTATGCTGAAAGCCCTTTGTCGTCAGAAAGCCGAGCGTCAATATCAATTGCTCGCACGCATCCTGTTGCATCTGGGTTGTGATCGGATTTTCGTGCGCTATGTCGAGAATCACCAATCCACCCATCAGATTTACGCAAACGCTCTGGGAAGCAATCATCAACTTGCTCCCGAAGTTGAACGGCAGCTTTTGATAACCAAGGTTTCATTAGCCAAGAATCAATTTGGCTTCATCAGCAGTTAAACCAATACGATCAAGAATTGATTGGCGTTTTGCTTCTTTTGCTTCAGTTTCGGCTTTAATTAAAGCAGGTAATTTTTTTAATGTTGCATCAAATTCAGGTTTGGTTGGAAATGGTCTTTCATCTAACCACTCCAAACCATCTAAAGTGTCGCCAATTAAAACAAATTTAGCGTTTGGAACTAAAATGTCAATGACTTTTGCAATGTCTTCATTTTTCATTATGCACCTATTTCCATTAAAATAACTACTGATGCTGAATTTCCTGCTTGCGCAACAGCAGTTCCTCCACCATTTTCTTGAAAAAACATTTCATAAGTTAATGCAGATGTGCTTGCTGGAGAATGTAAATAATTGATTGATGCTGAACCTCTCCAAACTAAATTACTGTCAGTTCTACCATTTTGGGCAGCCCAATTTTGGACTGCTGCTGGTTCATTTAAAAAACTGCCATTGTATTTTATAGCCATATTTACACCAGAACCGGTATTAGTTGTTGGCTTTTGCATTCCATTCATAGTAAAAAACATTAAAACTTTGCTTGATGTGCTTGACGGTGTAATGGTCGCGGACAATCCTGTTGTTGCCATATTACCTGATGAATTATTAACAGTATCTGAATACTGCCCCATTACAACTTGCAACACTTTTCCACCACCAGCGGGAGTTGCCCATTTTAATCCTGTCGCTGTAGTGCTATCAGCTTGCAAAATTTGTCCATTTGTTCCAACAGCTAATCTTGCAACTGTATCAGCTGCGGTTGCTGCAATTATGTCGCCTTTAGCATCAACAATGGTTTTAGCAATTGCTGCACTTGCATTGTTAAATACTGTGGTGTCAATTGCAGTTCCAAGTGATCGGATTGCTGCTGCACCATCTTTGACCAATGCGGTGTCGTCTGGTGTTGTCCAGCTGTAATTTGTAGTGGTTGCCATTTTTCTCCTATTATCAGGCTACGATTGTAGCGTATTCCCAGGTCAATGTTGGATCTATTGTCTGCCATGTTTCACTTATTGGAACAGTATTCCATCTCATAGCCACCTGGCTAAATGCCACAGGCGATAGATTTATGGTCAGGAATAATTCATTGAAGCGAGTACGCCAAGACCAACCCTCGACATAACCCTCAAAAACGCCATTTGATATTTGCAATGGTAGGTTTTGAATGTTCAAAGGCTGACCCATGAATATAGTTAAAAGATTATCCCTATCGCTGTTATCTATTTCAGGATTGGTTATTGGAAAGGTTATAGATTGAAATGCTGGTAATGGGAAGGCTCGCTGCGCAATGTACCGATCTGCAACTTCCTGAGCATCTGCAGCTGAATGAATAACTGAGTTGATACTTTCGGCTTTGTAGCCATATAAAGCAATGGATTCTGCACTTGTTGCTGTTTTCTGTGATCCAAAGTTATTGCCATAATTGATATAAATATCATTGCGAATATCGGCTGATCTTGTAATTGTTGATAATCCTTGACCTAAAGCATGGTTAGCATCTAAATCAACATAACCATTGGCTGCTAGATATGTTTGGCGATGGTCGGCATCAGCGTAGCCAATATCTCCATTCGATGCTTCATACATATAACCAAATGCGCTGTCAGCAATAAAACTCGCAATGTTGTAAATTGTATCGGGTTCAGCAGCTCTATTTTCCATTGTGTAAAGACCAGGTTGATCAATCTCGCCCAATCCTTGATTTTCGGCATTTGCCCAAGTAGTTGTTGCATCATAAGTTGCCCAAGTTGTAGCTGCTGGAACATCATTCCAAGATCCAAGCAAAACACTTGAAAGCAAGTCATAAATCTGGTTGCCATCCTCATCCTGTGAGATTGTGTCATTATAGATTTCTTTGGCAAGTTTGACTAAAGATCCCATTGCTAAAATTGTGTAATTAACCACAGTCGCTATTGAACCAGTTGCACCAACCTCAACAGTAATGTCAGTTATATCTCCACCAAACAAATTGACATAAGATCCTGAACTGTTTTTGACCTGCAAACTCAAACTGTCGTTAATATCAAATGGCAAGGTTTGACCAGATAAAGCAACTAAGGCGATTTGTAAATAGGATGGGTTAGGCTGAGAGTAAATATCGCTTCGACCTGATTGATGAGTTATATCAGCAATTGCAATGTCTGTGTAGTCAGTTCCTGCAACAGTCAGTTTCCAGTCTGGTGTCCAAACTGTCATTATCGAGCCCTAGTAATCCCACTATTGTAAAGCTGTGGAACTGATCTTGATGCACTCTCATTTAAGACCTTTGCAACAGCTCTAGCAGCACCTTCAGAATCAACTGATTGAACTGTAATGTTATTGACTGTTGATGTCCGGTTTTCTCTAGTGTTTGATGAGATTGATGGCAATGACGACAATTGAGCAGATGGTGCTGGATTAGGAATTGATCCGATATTTACACCCGGAACAATGTTGGCAACTCTGATCAACTCATTGGCAAGTGATACAACCAACCCGATTGCTTCTCGAACAAATGTAATAAATCCTGAGATAATTCCAGCCACTACTGAAATGCCTTTTCCAAAACTTTCAGCACTTCTCTGAGTTTCATTTAATGATGCGCTTAATCCTTTATCACCTGTTAATCCTGCAATGAAAGCATTAAGGGTTGGGATGCCAGTTTCATTTAAGAATCCAATAAATCGCTCAACCTGTGGCAATAAAGCAACGCCTAGGCTTTCCTTAGCCTCATCAAATCCAACTTTCAATCGATCAATCTTGCCTTGGAATGTTTCGGCGTTTGCAGCTGCTGCGCCACCATAAAGATCAGATAACTTTGCTTGAACTTCGGTAAATGAAAGAGTAGATAATTCAGCCTTTGATAATCCAAGACCCAGTCTGCCTAGAGCTGTGGTGTTGCCATCCTGAGCCCTGCCTAATGCGTTTGCTACTTGCTCAAGTTCTAATCCTCGACCTTTTGAAATATCTAAAGCAAGATTTAATAATTCTTGAGCCTTGGTTGTATCTTTAGTCGAAACCGCAAGTCTTTGAAAGGCTGGGCGTAATTGATCGTCAGCAACGCCTGTGGCTAAGGAAGTCTGAAGGATCATGTCCTCAGTAGCCTTTATTTGAGCATCAGTTGCCCCTGTAGCCTCTCTAAGGGCATTGGCTAACCTTAACTGTGCTTGCTCATCCTCTATCGCAGCCTTGACCCCGTCAATGGCTAATTTAGTGCCATAGGCAACGGCAGCAGCAGCAGCCACCGCAAATGCAGCAGCAGCCTTCTTTCCAAACTCTGAAATCTTGCTTGAGTTATTCTCGACCGCTTTATCAGCTTCGCCAAGTTTCTTTTTTAGATCATCAACATCAGCAAGGATCGATAACTTAAGAGTTCTATTACCGGTTGCCATTAGACCCATTCCTTAATAATTCGATCAAAACTTTGTTCCCACTTATTAATCAATTCAGGCTGAATTCTGCGAAGGGTTGGATATATGAACCATCCACGAGATCCACGACCTTGCCGCCCAGAATAACTAGGGAACTGTTTGAACTTATTTGAACCAAACTCAATGCCACCCCATAGGGTTTGCGTAGTAGCACCACCTGAAAACTTTTGTCGTGCAAAGCCGTAGCTGAACTCACCGATCTTGCTCGATTTAGAGATGCTAACGCCATCTGCGATTCTTTCCGCAACTTTGCCAGCCTTTGTTCTAGTTCGAGCTGCTTGCTTAATTTCCTCTGATGCAAAATACGCCAGAGCAGCAGATTGCGCTCTTGCTTCCTCAGTAGCCTGATCATCCATAAGTTTAAAAGCCTTGTAAATATCACGAAGGTCGGCTTTGTTGTAAGCAATAGTTTCACTTGCCATACTTTGCCTCCAATACTTCGATCGCTGTTAATATGTCATCCGCATCAACCCATTCTTTCATTGGTATTTTGGTGGCTATTGCCAACTCAACCAATAATCTGTTTAGGCTTCCTGCTGGGTGGCTTTTGGGTTTGCATCACCGACTATTACATCGCCGACTGTTTCCATCCAAGCCTCAAATGGTTTTAC